ATAACTGATAAGAACTTTTCATCAAATGGAGATGTAATCATAAATCCATTAAGAGCCGTTGTTCATAAAGAGGACAACGGCCCTTTTTATGTAGATCTAGAGACAGATTTAAGTTACGTTGATGATTTGATAGAAGGAAATATTATAGTTGCCAATACTCCACAAGGGGATCAAGCATTCAGAGTTGGGAATGTACAAAAAACAAGAAGCAGAATTAAAACGAGATGTTACCATGTTTTTTATGATACTAAAAACTATCTAATATCTGATAGTTACGTAGTAGAAAAGAATTGTAATGAGGCGTTAGATCATTTAAACAGCGCTACGGACAATTTAAGCCCGTTTACAACGCTTTCTGATGTTCAGACGGTAAAAACCTTTAGATGTGTTAGAAAGTCTCTATATGAGGCTATTATGACCGTTCTAGAGAGATGGGGAGGCCATCTATACAGAGACAACTTCGATATTCAAATAAGAGGCAGCATAGGAGAAGATAACGGGGTAAGTGTCAGATATGCAAAGAATTTGAAAGAGATAGAATGTGATGAAAATTGGGATAATGTTGTCACGAAATTAATGCCCGTTGGGAAAGATGGAATTCTTTTAAATAAATTGGATCCATCAGTTGATTTATATTTATACGCAGATACTACGTATGATTTGCCATATACAAAGACCGTCTCATTTACGCAGGAAATAGACGAAGAAGATTTTGAGAACGAACAACAATACAAGCAAGCTCTTATAGATGATTTGAGACTCCAAGGGCAAAATTATGTAGATCAAAATTGCGTACCAAAAGTAAATTATACTCTTAAAGCAAATTTAGAAAAGATTAGTGATATAGGAGATACAATCTCGGTTGTTGACGAAAGATTAGGAATTAATTTAATTACTCATTTAATATCATACGATTTTGATTGCATATTAGATCAATACACAGAATTAGAATTCGGAAATTTTCAGCAAAAACTCTCTAATTTGATGAGTGATATTACAAGTGATACTCAAACCAAAATAGACGAAAACACCGCCAATTTACAAATTGTTCTCACTACTCAATTGCAAGAGGCCCAAGATGAAATTTGGAATGCTTTAGGGTCAAGCTATGTTATCTATGAAGGAGATAAAATTTTAGTAGTAGACAAGTTGCCAAAAGAAGAGGCAGTAAACGTAATAATGATAAATAGCGGAGGAATTGCGTTCAGTCAAACGGGTATAAACGGGAATTTTGTCACAGCGTGGACAATAGATGGAGAATTTAACGCCCAGGCGATAAACGTCATAAATTTCACCGCTGATTTAATAAAAGGTGGGACTCTCAAATTAGGGTCAAATTTAAACGATTATGGGCAAATAGAGATATATGACGAAGCTAACAATTTGATAGCTGAAATGAGCAAAAACGGGCTTAAAATGTGGGGTGTAGATAATTCATACATCTTAATTAATAATCAAGTAGGATTTGCCGGATATGACAGATTAGGAAATAAAATATATTGGGTAGATCATGATGAATTTCATATGAAAAAGAGTGTAATTGAAGAAGAGATCACCCTTTGTAATAAAGTGAGATTTATACCAATCACTTTAGATGATGGAAATGGAAATATAACATCGGACGGAATAGGTTTAGTATCAACTCCCAAAGCCTAATGTCGGACATAGTCCGAGACAGAGTCCGGGACCGCCACTAGATATTTTTTTTGGGCACCCAAACTTAAACACAACCGTTCTTCTAAATACATGGTGGGGGTATATTTTGATTTAGAGACTTTATTGAATTGATGCCAGTCGGTTATAACACACACGCCAGTATCAAAAGGAATGATATATTCCGCTTGAATTAAGAGATTTAGGTCAATCTCAGAACAAGGGAGCATCATTAACAAGCGCTTCACATTTCCTACAAAACCGTCGTCGTCAGCGCGTACCACTAAATGCGTATATAACAATTGCGTAGTAGCAGGAAGATCTAAAAATTTATCAGAATCGTAAATATGTTTTGAAATCATACGTCTTTGAGCCATGCATTCTCCTTTTCTATTTATTTTTTGTTGAATTATAACTCGACACCAAAAAAAAATAAACTCTATTTATAAATTTCCCTAAGACAAATAAAAATAGGATTTTTATTTAAAATGTATATGAAATTGCCAGAGTATACAAAAGCATATCCCGCAAACGAAGGTGACATTTACTGGATTTTTTGGGAAAAATAAAAACATACACATAAAAAAAGATGGAATTTATTCATAGCATAGATAAATTTATTAGTAATATACAAAAGCACATCCCGCAAACGAAGCTGGAATTTACTGGAAATGCAGACCCAGTATAGTATAGTTTAGTTTAGTCCAGTACAGTACAGTTGAAATTGCGAAATTTTCCGTTAAGAAAAGATTAATTTTGAGATTAAAGAAAGACTAAATTCCTAATTAAGCAATTAAGCAAATGGAGGAAAAGAATGGGAGTATCAAAAACATTAACTTTTGGAAGTACATCAAACCAAAGACCGTATGGAGTATTAACAGTAAATGAAACGGCAACGAGTGTGGCAAATAATACTTCTACATTGTCGATAAAATTAGTATTAAAAAGGCCGTCGTCTATTTCATCAACCGCCACGAAAACAGCAGCATGTACTATTAACGGGACGAAATATACTTGGAGCGGATCAATTGGGGGCAGCGGAGATAAAACCCTTATCTCTAAAACTCAAACAGTAACACATAATACAGATGGGACTAAATCTATTTCTATTTCAGCTTCAATTGATTTGAATATTTCATGGAGCGGTTCACAAATTGGGACAATAAGCGGCAGCGCTACAATGGCTTTGACTAAGATCCCAAAATACGCAACAATTAGTCAATCGTTGAATACTAAAACGGAAACCTCAATAGTCATGAATTGGTCTAGTGACAGTATCATTGATTATGTATGGTACTCTACGAATAACGGGTCCAGTTGGAGCGGTGTAGATGTTACGGATGGCACAAGCGGAGCGTATACGATAAGCGGCTTGGTAGCAAATACAACTTATCAGGTCAAAACCAGAGCAAGGAGAAAAGACAGCCAACTAACCACAGATAGTTCAGCTCTTAGTGTGGCGACCTATGCTTATCCATATTGCAATAGTATGCCTGATTTAACTATTGGAAACAAATTGACTTTAGGATTTTATAATCCATTAAAAAGGAATATAACAGTTAATATTCTAGGAGCGAATAACAGCCAAATAAGCAACGATACGACAAATGGCACATCAATAAGTGGATATAATAACGAAACGGTTCAAAATAGATTCTATGCAAGTATTCCTAACTCTAAGAGTGGTACTTATAAAGTCAAGGTAACGTATAGCGGGGTAGTTAGTACCAAAACGGGTGGCACGTATACAGTTGATACAAGCGTATGTAAGCCTACTATAGGTACGGTGAGTTATCAAGATACAAACAGCACGACGACAGGGATCACGGGGAATAATCAATTAATAATTAGAAATCAAAGTCAAGTTACGGTATCTGCTACCTCTTTAACAGCGAATAAATCAGCAACAATTTCAAGTTGTAAAGTGGTAATTAATGCCGTCAATTACAACTTGACGGTCAATAATTCAAATGCAAGTGTAAGCGGGATAGTGATAGATAGTGCCTCCAATGTAACAGCGACATTTAATCTCACAGATAGCCGGGGAATAACTACCAAGAAAAGCCTTACTATCACGATGTTAGATTGGGTTCTGCCCACGGCAATTATAACTTTGCAAAGACAAAATAACTTTTATTCAGAAACAGATATTAATGTAAACGCTGAATATTCGAGTCTTGATGGTAACAATACAATTACGATTCAGTGTAGATACAAAAAAGATAGTGACAGCAGCTATGGAAGTTATGTTTCTTTGCAAGATAATGTAACATCTACTTTAACTTTAGATAATTTGTATGAATGGGATGTACAGGTTTTATTAACTGATAAATTCGGATCAACAACATATACTCTTTATTTATCAGAAGGAATCCCAATAGTTTACTTTGACAGGATCTTGCATTCAACAGGGTTCAATTGTTTTCCCGTTGACGAAAAGTCACTAGAAGTTAGTGGAGTGAATATATTAAAAGCCTTATTCTATGCTTCGGGAGACACCCAAACAATAACGAATCTACAAGTTGTAGGCATGACTACAAACAACAACAAAACATTGAGATTTTCATTAATACTGCCCAAATCAGTTGAAAATGTAAATGTAACCTGCTCAACCATGAAGCTAAATGTAAGAAATGCGGATGGAGGATATACGCTTTCAAATGCGTTTGTAAGTGGTGGATATGATGTATTAGCGGATAGTACCATAACGGTAACAATATCAAAAGCAATGAGTAATGCAATAACATTTGATCTTGTCAAGACGAGTGCTTATAATGGTACAAATAATACGCCAGAGACGGTATCGATTGAGACAATGGTGCTTGAGTTTATCACCCCACCCTAACACCGCGGCGTTCAAAAATAAGAGGTGTGATATGTTTAAAAACGAAAAAGAGGGTCTAAAATTTGAAAGATAATCAACAAATAATCAAAAATGAATGCAACAATCTCCAGGAGTTGCTCCAACAAAAAAATAAAATGTATGGAAATAGTTTTTTCAAAACTTTAGATGAATATGGGGAAGTTTTAATATGTGTAAGATTAGAAGACAAATTAAACAGATTAAAGCAGATCATATTAAAGGGAGAAAAAGACGATAAAACAGATGAAAGATTAGTAGATACTCTGCGAGATCTTGCGGGGTATGCTATTCTATCTAAAATTTACCTCCAAGCGAAGCTTGGTTAGACCCGGCAAAGCCGGGAGGGACCCACTCGCCTCGCTCGTGCTGGTTAAAGCAAGCTAAATGACAACCAATCAGCGCCGCCGAACAAAGTTCGGTCTGACCCGCTGCGCGGGCTGGGTCTAAAAGGGTCTAAAAGGGGAATATTTAAAAGCTTCAGCCCATCTTGGGTATCTCGATGTACTACCGAGATTTGTTCTTTCTTTAAGAGAGTTGATTTTTAATACTGCGCCATCAATTGGGAAGGTGAAGTTATCCCGAGTTTTGCCGATATTTTCAATTTCTTTTTCTATTTCATCGAAATTTCCACATTTCTTAAAATCTACAACAGGCAACCCCAAAGATTTTAAAAATTCGAGTGATTCCGAATGAGTTTTAAATTCTTTATTTGATATTCTTTGGACATTAAAAAATAAGATTTGAAGATTCCTACTTTTGCATATATTAGCATCTTTTTGTCTTATAGATCCTGAAGCGGCATTGCGGGGATGTTTGAAAAGCTTGTCGCCATTAAATTTTCGAACGTCATTTAGTTTTTTAAAAACCATCTTTGGCATATAACATTCACCACGAATTTCGAGATATTTTAATTTCGTATTGAGTTTATGCGGCAAATTTTTAATAGTCAAAGCATTTTCAGTAATATCTTCTCCGATTGTCCCGTCACCTCTTGTAGAAGCACAAGTTAGAACCCCATTTTTATATTCAACTGAAAGTGAAAGACCGTCAATTTTGGGTTCAATAACAAATTCTTGGTTTTGCCCTACTTTATTATAAAAATGAAAAATTTCACTCATAGAAAAAGAACTATGAAGACTTCTCATTTTTACTTGGTGTTTGACATGTGAAAATTTTTCTGAAGCTCTCCCACCAATTTTAATTTCATATGAAGGCACTGATTCTTCAAGTTCCCGTTTTAGTTTATCGTATTCCCAATCTTCTATTTCTGGATCATCATCTTCATAATATTTCTTATCATAGTATTCAATTTGCGATTTTAAGTATTTTATCCTTTCCAAAATCTGCGTTTTGTTCATAAAACCCCAAAAAATTAATCAAATTGTTAAGATTATAACACAATAAAAATAATTTGTCAAATTTTTATAGGAGCTATGAAAAAATGAATTATTTTGCTCATAAATTTTTTACTTCACTGTGTTTCGAAAATGATTTAGAAATTATAGATTCATGTATATTGCCCGACGAAGACGAAAGAGAAAACGATTATTCATGTCATTTTTATAATCCATTAAAACAAAAATGTTTTCGTGGCACTGAAGATTCAGCAAAAAATAGATTTATATGGCATTTGTCTAATTATTTGATTGAAAACAAAAATGAATCTTTAGGGCGTGCTATTCATTATTTAGAAGATATATGCACCCCGGTTCATTCACAATATGAAGACTTTTCCGATGCTGCAATTCGTTTGAAATTACATGTAGACTTTGAAAATCAATTTGATCAATTTCTTGAAAACAATAACTTGGCCGGAATTAAAGAGCGTTATTATTTCAACTCAATCTATGAGATATTATCTTTTTGTTCATGTGAATCATTAAAACTATATTATGATTACAGAGATTATAAAGAATATGAAAGAGTTTTTGAAGAAGTGTTTGTATATACCAAATCTGCTATTCTCTCTTTGAAAGATCTTATAAAAGATCATAAAGCAACGGCGAAGACATTTACTATGAATGGGGAAAAACTAAACGTAGTAATTGAAGAAGGCAGGATGATCCCAGCATGTTTAAATACGAATTATTGTTTGCGATTTAATGGAATTGATAATATAGCGGTTTTTCATTGTGACAATCATCTATTTAATTACAAGAATATAGGGGACCTTTTATAAACAATAAGCTCGCTTTTGCCAATCCGCACGGAGGGTGCGGGGCAGTGTGTAGCTGGTGTTATAAGATTATTAACAATTATAATGAGGTACCAGACGAATAAGGATATTTTCATAATCATTAATACTCTTAAATTTAACCAGGCTTCGGGCACGCTGGGCTGTTGTTTTCCACTTTGATGCTGATATAATAAAAAAAGATCCATGCTCCTATTAATACACCCAATGGTATGAATATCGCAATGGATCAGACACCACACAAAATACCTTTCAAAAACCAGCCGAGCGCCCCCACAGGGGGTTGACCCCGGGCCTCGGCCGGGATTGATCAAAGGAAGTATTGACAACCTGCCGAAGGCGGTCCATCCAAGCTTCGCTTGGCGCTCCAACGTTAGGTTGGTTATATTTTAAATTCAGGGATGATATCGAAATCAGATCCTTTTTTCGTTTTTGTGTAGTAGATAGTATCTAAAATTGATTTTAAGAGTTTGTTTTTGTCTTTAGGAGCTAAAGTGTTATAATTATCTATACAAGCTTGTAATACAGGGACAGACTTTTTGATCACGAATACTTTATCCTCTTTGGTCTCAAACAAAGAGGACTTCTTTTTTTCTAATTCTTCTAATTCATATTCAATTTGTTTTTTTAAAGACAAGTATTGATCTCTCGTATAGTCTTCACGGTTATAGTTCCTCAAAGCAACCATAAGTTCATTATTTAATGATGATATTTCTTTATCAATCTTTTTAAGTATCTTCTCATTGTTTTCAATTTCTTTGATATGTTCAACTTCGTAATTGTCCAGGAAATGTTGATAGTTATCTAGTCTAGCTGCTATTACTTTTAAGACCATCTCTTCAACTAGATGTAAGTGAGAAGAAGTATTATTACAAGAGTGATAAATACAAGCTAAAGTCTCAGGTTTAGGGACTTGTATAAATTCAGTCAAAGGCTTGTCAAACTTGCATGATTTAATCTTAAGTATTTTTTTAAGGGCGGGCCATTGTTTAAGGAACATACCAGAAACAAAGAACTTCTCAGGTTTTCCGAACCAACCGTATACATAATGTTTAGGTATATCAAGAGACTCATATATTTCCTTATGAGTTATTTTGTTTTTGTCTTTATAACTTTTAATAAACTCTTGAAATTCATATTTATCAAAAGGATATTTACGTTGAGTTATAAACTCCCCTGTATGGGATTGGCGAACCATAGTTCGTTTACATTTGTTACACTTTATAATCCCAGCTAAAGGATTTTGAGTTTCAAGAGAACTAGAAGTTCTAGGGATGCTGCGGTTTTTAATAACATCTTGGGTTTTAAAAAAATCATGTTCAGAAATCAAAGGGACATGTAATCCTTTGTAAAGTTTAACTTCAGTATTCTTTAGACGAACCGTCTTTATTTGCCCATCAACATACATTTTAGTTGTTTTTCTATATTCCCAGGTTTGATATCCATAGTAGACGGGATTAGTAAGTATTTGTTTAACCGCTCCATGTTCCCAAGGTTTATTAGTTCTAGTATTAGCATTAATAGATCTCAGATACGCTGCAATTTCAAAAGGGCTACTTCCTTCAAGAAACAGAGAATAAATAAGTCTAACAGTGTCAGAATCCTCATTAGGAACAAGTTTAAATCCTTTTTCTTTAGGCAACTTCTCTTTGTCATATCCAAAAGGGGGCTTGCTGCCAACAAATTTCCCTTGACTAACAGATAAATGACGTCCACGAGCTAGAATTTCTTTTGTATATTCAAGATATTCATTACCTCGCAATAATTCATCTCTAAAAATCTTTTTATCAAATTTATCATTAAGATCATAAATTTTAGTAGGAGTCAAAGCTTTAGTTTTGGTCAACTCTAAAGTCTCTATTAATTCCCCACAATCTTTCAAATCACCACGGGAAAGACGTTGAGGCTCAACAACCAAGATTCCGCTTATTTCATTGTTTTGTGCCATTTTTAGAACATGGACCATAACAGGGCGATCACTGATAGTTTCTCCGCTTCCCACTTCTCTAAAAATGTTTTCTTCAGGGATTTTGTATCCTAAATTATTAAGGGCCCAAGTTTGCAATATTTCTTCGTGACGTTCCAATGTAAATTCAATTGACCCGTAACCGTTGATTTGCTCTTCTCGAGACTTTCTCAAATAAATGATTATCTTTTTAACTAGTTTATATCTTTCAATTACATTTCCATACATTCTTATTCACCTTTTGCTTTACAGATTAATTGTACATATTCTAAAATCATACTTTTTTCTTGTTCAGATAAATCAGTTAAAGATAATAGAGAACTTAACCTATTAAAAAACTCGTCTTTACTTATGTGTTGATCTTTAACAATTTCACCGCCAATAATTTCAACAGGGCTAATATTGAGAAGACGGGATAATGCAATTAATTTGTCCCTTTTCAAATTAACGATAAATCCCCGTTCCCATTTGGAAACGGTGGATTTAGAAACATTTAATGCATTAGCGACATCTTCAAGAGTAAGCCCAAGCTTTTTTCGTTTACGGCGTATCAGCCCACCACTTGTCTTATTTATTGTTACTCATCCTTTACATTTTATTTTTTATTAATTATAGCACAAAAGTCCTCATTTGGAACAAAAAAATTTCTTTTTACGAAACAAAAGTATTATTTTATGAAATAATGTTGATTTAAGAGGAGTATGAATATTATAATAATAACAGAAATAAAGGAAAAAAAAGGTGGGGATGAGAAATATTGTCAGTAATGGACATAGAGTATTTAAAATATAAAATAAAACGAGAAAAAATGAATCTAGGAGAATTTGCAGAAACGATAGGGTTTTCTCGAACAGCGTTGTATAAAAAGATGAAAGGGGAGACAGAATGGACATGCGAAGAAATGAAAAAAATAAAACAAACTTTAAACCTGAGTCTAGAAGAATTCAATAAAATATTTGGGTTTTAATTTTTACCGTTAAGTGTCAAAAAAAGAAACAAAAATCGATTATAAATCCAGAAAACAAGCCCCCACAGGGCCGTGTCTAACCAAGCTTCGCTTGGCGGGCGGCAGGAGAGGTGATCGGATCGAAAAGAGAATATGAAATCGACGGTAAAATTGTAGAAGCTTATGTGCCAAATCAAATTGAATATAGGGAACTTGAAATATTCTACGATACATGTAATGAATTATTTAAATCATACCCAGAGTGTTTTTATACGACCGAGCAGCTGAACCAATTAAAAAAAGATCCAGCGAATAAATTCATAAGAGGTAAGAATGATTAATCATGTCACAATGCAAGGAAGATTTACGAATGACGTCGAACTGAAAAGTTCAGAAAAAGTGGATTATGCACGCTTTACCATAGCATGGTCAGAAAAGGTACCCAAAAGTGATAAAGAAAACGTTTGCTTTTTAAATTGTGTAGCATTTGGAAAGAAAGCGGAAAACGTTGCCAAATACTTTAAAAAAGGTGATATGGCAATAGTAGAAGGAAAGCTAGTAAGCAGGGAGTATGAGAAAGACGAGAAAAAGAGATATATAAAAGAATTAATAGCGGATGAAGTACATTTTGGCCAGCCCGCACGGCGGGTTGAACCGGATGTTGTCGAAGAAGAGGATCCCGAACGTTGGGTAGGGACGCCTTTCGAACAAGCCCCCACAGGGGATTGACCCCCCTTTTCATCTTCACGAGCGAGGCGAGTGGGTCTAAAAGGGAGAAATGATAAATGAAATTAAGATTTGATGGTAATGTCAAATTACCATTAGGATTGCTGAACCAATTAAATCTAAAGCCAGGAGACGAACTCGAGGCAAGTATACGAGGCAACAATCTATTATTAAAGAAAAAGAATCAATGCATATATTGTGGATCAAGTTCACAATTAAAAAACATTGGAAATTTGAGATGTTGCAGAAAATGTGGAGAAGCATTGGGATTAATAGGAGGCAAAGAATGGGGAAAATAGATCAGTTGGGGAGAGTCACAATACCGGTATCAATAAGGGCACGGCTAGAGTTGACAGCGGGAGAAAGATTGGAATGTGAATTAAGGGGTGATGAGATAGTGTTTTTCAAGGCAAACTCAAAATGCACGTTCTGTGGGACAAAAGAAAAATTAGTGATGTATAAACATGTGACATTTTGTAGCAAGTGTGTTGGAAGGATGGTAGGTCTTCAAAAACATATTGATGTAAAGTAGGAAATGCTTTTTATCAAAAGCGAAAGTATTATACACGCAATTAAAGAATAAGTCAAGGAAATTTCTTGACTTATTTTTCTGAACATTGTAAAAGAATAAATAGTAGGTCAAACATAAAAAAGAAAAAGTCTCCCCTACGAAGACTTTTCATAAAAACTTTTGTATATAAGAATATATAAGAATCTTAAAAAAGAACCTTAAAAAAGAACCTTGATAGATCTCTTTACAAAGGAACCTTGATAGATCTTACAAAGGAAAACCCTTTGCAATAGGAATAGTATCATATTCCGAAAATAAAAGTCAATAGGCACAAATCAACATTTCACCGATTTGGAACAATAACTAAATATCGAGGCCGACATAGCAAAAAAATGTAAAATATCAACAAAGTTTTTGCCTAAGTGCTAAAATTCGGGGTGACAAAAATGATCCCCCCAAAAAAAAGGAGAATCAAATGTAAATAATAAGAAAGAAAGCTTTCTCCCACTTCTTCAAAATCAGAAGAAACTTTCTGAAGGGAATATTACCATACCTCAAAATTAAATGTCAACCCTAAAAAATAAAATTAAGGAGAAAAGAATGGAAGAAATGAATCCGATATCAAGAGATTTTAAAGGTGTGTGGATACCTAAAAAAGTATGGTTAGATAAAAAACTAGGTGCTTTAGAAAAGCTTATACTAGCGTGTCTTTGCAGTTATGCAGGGGGTGGTGAACAAAGTTCCCTGGGGACTGGGGAAACTTGTTCCTCAACGAGATCGAAAATTTGTCATGACTTGAACATTTCTATTGGCACATTTTCAAAGCACCTAAAAAACCTGGTACGGTACGGGTATGTAAAAGTGGAACAAATCAAGGAAAATGGGCGCTTTTCACATAACGTTTACACCTTACTAAAAAACAACTAAATAAGGAGAAAATATGAGTATTTTGAGCTTAATTTCAAGCAACAATTTTATAGTGCTGAACAAGACGTTGATAAGCTTATTAGGGATAGAGGAAGCGCTTATGTTAGGAGAATTGGCGAGCGAATACGATTATTGGGTAAACCAAGGAAAGACAAAAGATGGGTGGTTTTTTTCTACAGTAGAAAATGTCGAAAGAAATACAAATTTGTCCAAACATAGGCAAAAAAAAGCACTCGAAAATCTACAAAAGCAGGGGCTTGTAACCGTTGAGAGAAAAGGGATGCCGGCTAAAAGATACATCAGAATAAATGAGGATGCCATAGGTCAAATTTTGTCCAACAAGAAGTCAAAAATTTTAACTTCAAGAAGTGAAAAATTTGAACTTCAAGAAGTTAAAAAAATTGACCGTAATAAGAATAAAGATAATAAGAATAAAGTTAATAATAATAAGAAAGAAAGTAAGAAAGAAAGAAAGACGAAAAAACTTTCTTCTACTTCTTCAAAACCAGATAAGCCAAGTATCTCATTCGACACCTTAATTGAGAATTACACTGAGAACGAGCAATTAAGGGAAGAATTGAAGGAACATTTGAAGACTAGAAAACAAAAAAAAGCGGCGTTAACAAATAGAGCCATACAATTAAGTTTGGCCAAACTTGACCAAATCGCCGCGGATGATTATGAAAAGATTAAAATTGTGCAAAATGCAATTATGAATGGGTGGACCGGATTCTTTCCGCTGAAGCCGGACGAAAAGAAAACAATGAAAAAACCAAACTATGATATAGAAGCATATGTACAATCTTGTGAAAACGTATTTGATTCATTGATGGACGAAGAAGAAGTAAATAAAAAGGAATTTGTCGAGGTTGAGGTGGACGACTATGACCAGGAATGAAACATTACAAATATTATCAATTTTAAGAAAAGCTTACCCAGTCTTTTATAAAAACATAAGCAAGGAAGAAGCGGTAGAAATAACCGACTTATGGCATACCATGTTCGAAGGAGACGATGTTTTGCTTGTTATCAGCGCAGTCAAAGCATTTATAGCAACCGATGACAAAGGATATCCTCCTGTTATTGGCGTGATTAAGAAGAAGATGAGGGAGATAAGTCACCCGGATACAATGTCAGAAATGGAAGCCTGGCAACTTGTGAAAAAAGCAGCTAGCAATTCCACTTATCATTCAAAAGAAGAATTCGATAAATTGCCTCCTACCATTCAAAAGATTATAGGGGATCACAACACTCTGAGAGATTGGGGACTTATGGGCACGGACCAGTTTGACACCGTATTACAGTCAAACTTTATGAGATCATTTAGAATTAGTTCAGAAAGAGAGAAAGAGTATATGGCGTTGCCTCCATCAGTAAGAAAATTTTCGAGGCAACTTGCTTCAGAAATGGAGGCGAAAAAACTCTTAGAATGAAACACCCTCATAAATGCGTTTTACGGGGCCAAAAACGGCAAAAAGGTATTATGACACCACTAAGGGGTCTAGAACCCCGAAAATGGCCCTTAAAATGCAAAATAGAGGCATATGATGAGCCCCCAAAAAATCTAGAATTTCAAAATAGGCTTTTTGCCCCTCTTAATTGTGGGAAAATTAAACTTAGATTATATGTTTTGGAGATAATATGGCAACGTTTAAAATTGACACAGAAAAATTCGATTTGGCAATGCGTACTCTCGAAGCGGATCAAAGGTTGGCTCTTAGAATGATTGTGATTTTTGACCACATTATAGACTTGTATTTATATAAAAATAGAGAGGAACTTGAATTTAAAAATAGTGACAAAGATAAAAAGTGTATTGTAGCTCTTGATTATTTTGAACTAAAAGGTTATTTAAGTGTTGTACACTTTGCGACGGGGTCTCTTTACACCCTCGACATGCCATCAGCAAGGATTTGCCCTAATTGCGGCCTTGTAGACAATTATTCATCTACTGACGATAGCAAAGGAGACTATTGCAAATATTGTGATAAATATTTTCATTTCAAAAACTATTTATGAGGTGATGAAATGGCGGTATATAAAGCTTATGAGGAATTTAAGAATAAATATCTCGAAGCACAGAAGCAGTTTGACAAAATATTGCAAGAAAAAGAAGAAATCTTTGCTAAAACTCAACCAAAATCTCCAAACTGGGACAAAATAGACTCATCCAATTTAACAGAACATAATAATTTTGATAATTACCTTATCAGTAAAGAATCTAAAAAGATTGATGAGAGATTATTAGAAATTAAGTCTATTTTGGATGATAGGGAAAGATTATTAAAACTAAAAGAAAAAGAGTTGATGAATAGCAGAGAACAAATTGATAAAATCTATAAACTGAAATATATACGCCAAATTAATGTGAATGATATCATCAAGAACGTGAATTATAGTAAATCTCAAGTTTATCGCCTTCTTAACATCATTAGGAGAGTGGTGAAGTAAAAGTCGGGACAAAATGGGACAAATTGGGACATTGTGGGAAAAAATATTTCTTTAGATATGCTATTATATTAACGTGAAGATTTATATTCGGAGGGGAAATGTTGTTAGCGGCGCTACCTTGGATGTTTTCCTCACTTAATGTTTTTGCAACTATCATGAATATTCGAAAAGCCCCTATTTCCTATTTCTTTTGGATGATTTGCAATATATTTTGGTTCGGTTATGACTTATTCGTGGTTCATGTGTATGCCAGAGCGGTGTTAGATGTTGTTAATTTAATAACCTCCACTTCTGGCTTTATTATTTGGCAAAAGTCAAGTAAGAAAAAAAGAAAGGTTAAAAATTATCTATGAGCGATGAACTCATGGATATTTTTATTACTCCTGCTATCCAAGTTTCCTTGATTGTCGGTTTAGCAGAAGTATTCAAAAAAATTGGCTTAGAAGCGCAATGGGTCCCAGCTATTGATGTTTTGTTGGGGCTCCTTGTTAGTTTCTTTATGTATGACCATATTCGAATTTCAGAACGTATTGCAATTGGCATTTGTTTGGGGTTGGAAGCTTGCGGATTGTTTAGCGGTATTAAAAATATGTTCAAATGAAAGTGAGAGATGACCACATGGCTACGAATATTAAAGGTGCTGATGTGTCACGTTATCAAGCTGGACTTAAACTTTCTGATATGAAAAAAGCGGGATATGAGTTCGTGATATTGCGAGGAGGTTATACCTCAATTGAAAAGCGAATCACGTATAAAGATGTTAAATTTGAGAACTTTTATAAACAAGCTAAAGAAATAAATATGCCCGTTGGGGTTTATTATTATTCCACAGCCAATTCACGAAAAGAGGGAATAGCAGAGGCTAATTTCCTTTATGATAATTGTCTTAGAAAGAAAAAGTTCGAGATGCCCATTTATATTGATATTGAGGATCCTACGTGGCAGCTAGGCAGAAAACAGGGAGTTACAGATGCGGCTATTGGCTTTTGTGAAACTCTCGAAAACCTGGGGTTCTTTGTTGGAGTATATGCTTCTCTTACCTGGTTTAATAATCAACTAGATACAAACAGGCTTAAGAAATATACAAAGTGGGTAGCTTCCTGGCAAAGTTCAAAACCTAATTTTAAATATGATGGGTTCGGATTATGGCAATATTCAGACAAAGGGAAAGTAGGGGGATATACAGTTGATCAGGATATTGCTTTTCAGGACTTCCCTTCTATTATTAAAAAAGCTAAATTGAATGGGTATGGGAAAACATCGTCTATTTATGTAGTGAAAAAAGGAGACACTTTGTGGGATATTGCGGCCAAGTATCTTGGAGATGGCAACAAGTATAAACAAATCAAGCAGCTCAATGGATTGAAAAGCGATACTATTTATCCAGGGCAGAAGTTGAATCTCCATGTATAAAACATGTCTGAGATGCGGGCGAATACATCCCGCAAATTATACATGCAATGTAGGCCGTAAGAAAAGACATTATAATTATCACTACGAAGAATCTGCGCTGCGCAATACCACAGCGTGGGTATATAAAGCACGTGAAATGAAGGCAAGGGCAAACTACTTATGTGAGGTTTGCAGGGATGAGGGAGTCTATAATTATGAGGGGTTAGAAGTTCATCATATTGTCACTTTAAAAGAAGATCCTTCTAAACTTCTTGATGATGATAACCTAATTACTTTATGTATAGCTCATCATAAGCTTGCTGATGCAGGAATGATAGAAAAAGGGTATTTGCGTAAGCTAGCTGATACTAGAGAAAAAAGGCAGGCTTGAACGAAAAGGCAATTTCCAGTTTTGGCAACTTATGGTAACAGAAAAAGTACCCCCCTGGGTTCGAGCGAATC